AGTAATTGGTTTACTAATTCTATCCTCTATGAGTTTTGTTGCTTTTTTTTTTTGACCTTTATCTAATAAATGATAAATTAATTCTAAATCATTACTTTCGATTGTTGAACCGCTCAATCTAAATAATCCTTGAGCCATCTTTTCTTTTGAACCACTTGTTGTTACATTATGTTTTTTAAGTAGTTGTCTTAATCTATCTACTGAAATGTCATATTTTTTGCTTTTATGAATTGTATATTTTTTTGTTTGATTGTTTTTTTGATTTTTTGCTTTAATTATTTTTTTTGTTTTCTGTAATTTGTTTTCATTCACTTTTGACCACCGCTTACTATTTTTTGTCTGTATTATGACCCACATATTGCCGTCATTACCGCGTTTCTTTGTTCCTAATGTAAAGTCATTGGCACTTTCTGATGGTGCTTTTCTTGTTGCCATTATTTATATATTATATTTTATATAACATACTAAAATAAATTTACAGAAAAAATGTATAGCAAATAATTATTAAACAATAGCATTTAAATATTTATTACTCTTAACTAATAATTATTAATTTTTATTTGAATTATGGAGTTTATTATTAGAGAGAATATTATTCCTTTTACAAATATAAACTTAGCTTTATTTATTTTATGTTATTTTAAACCTTACAATAATTATATAAATTATGATTATTTGTATAGTATATGTTATTGTTGGAATTACATAATTTTTTTTACATTTAATGGGGCATATTTTATAGATAATACAACTTTTAAGAGAATGGCTATTAGAAAAAGACTTTCGCTTCCTATTTTTCATATTGGAAATATAATATTACATAATTTACCATTTTTATATGTAAACATTTATATACCCAAGTGCGTTACATTACATCATTCATTTTTAGCATGTTTAACTAATTTATTATGGTGCTATTGGGCAACATTTGGAACATTTGATATAGAACATGTTTATGTGTATATGAAAAAACGTGAGCAAATAACTTTATATATTATAAATATCACTTCAATACTTTATAATCCTTTGATTTATCATAGTAATAAATATATAAGAAATAATTTTGTGTATGTATAATATTTAAAAAAATAATATAAAGATTATTAGATAAGTTTAATTAATAGATTGCTACAATCTATTCATTTTTTAAGCATTGGTGCCCGAGTGGTCTAAGGGGTGCGACTCAAGTTCGCATGGTGAAAACCTCGTGGGTTCGAACCCCACCCAATGTAAACATTTTTTTTATTTTTATAAAATATTTCATATAAATATTTTATAAAAAAATTTGAATTTTTAATTTTTAATTTTTAATTTTTAATTTTTAATTTTTAATTTTTAATTTTTAATTTTTAATTTTTAATTATTTAATATATTATTTAATTGAAATGTCTAAATATAGGTCTTAAACTCATTTGACGTCTTAAACGAGGTGGTTCACTATTAGAACTACGTGGAGTTGGTGGCGGTGTGGTAACATAAGATTGTGTACGTTCAACTTGTGTAAATGCGGTATTCATACAACTTTTTTGCCTATTTACAACATTACCAACCGATCTATATGCTGACATACAATGTTCTTGTGTTTCACTATAATTAATAGCGTGACTTGGTAAAATACCAATTTTTGTTGCCTCTAAAATAGCATCTTGATTAGCGCCTAAGTAAAGTAATTCAATATTATATGATTTTTGTGCGCTGTCAATAAGTTTTTTTAAAGACTTCGCATCAAATTTTATACTACAATTTTCACAACCATCTGTAGCAACATAAATTAAACATTTGTCATAACAAGTTGGATTATGAAGTTTTTTTTCCATAAAATAAGTTATAGTAGAACCAATAGCATCATATAATGCTGTTTGTCCTCGTGGAACAAATTGTCTTAATTCAATTGGTCTAACCTGATTAATATTTAATGATCTAATTAACATTTTTTCTTCATGGTCAAATAATTTAATAGATACATTTACTTGCTCGTTTGGTTTTAAATCTTGCTTAATAACTTCAAATGAAGAGTTTACTCCACCAATAGTATCTTGCTCTTTACCACACATAGAACCTGAACGATCAATAATTGCCACAACTTCTTGGATAAATAGTGCCATATTATATAATGTTAATGTTAATGTTAATGTTAATAATAAATTTAATAAAATAAGTAATCAATTTTTTTTAATTTAATATTTTTATTAAATAAAAGTTACTTTGCTTAAAAAAAAATTGATTACTAATTTTTAATAATTAATAATCAATATTTAATAAAAAATGCTAAAGCAACAAATGCTAATTGAAAAAACTAATTATGAACCCCATCTTAACATTGAATTATTGACTGGAGCATTTATAGAAAATAAATTTAAAAGCATATGTAAAACAACTATTTATGATGCTTATATTAATGAAATTTTAATAATTGAATATTTGAAATATAGACTTGCTAAAGATCCTGAAACATTTACAGATATACTATTTACTATAGATTTGCCATTTGTTCAAGATTATATTGAACATATAAAACAAGTTAGCATAACTTGTGAAGACATTCCTGTAATAACTTATGTATATAATACATTATTGCGCGAACCAGGAGATAGGGAACTATGGCCACACGATAAAGCATCATTAATTCTTGATAAAATACATTGCTTCTTTGATATTGATGAAGACAAATTAGCAAATGAATTAGTAGAAGTAATAAGTGAAATTTATTATGATACATTGTGGTAAGCATAAAGCGTAAAGCGTAAAACAAATTGCTAAAAAAAATTGATATAATAACTTTTTTTACTTATTTTATTATTAACTAAAATGATTTATGAGTATTATGCTTATGATGTTTACAATCAATTATTGAAAAATAGTTATAATTTTATTAATAAAAGTTGCTTAGATATTGGAACAAGAAATGGAGCCAATTGTGAAAATTTAGTAAGAGTTGGTGCCTCAAGTGTAGTAGGTATTGATATAAATTCCTCACGCTTTGATGAGATGTCGAGTAATAATAAAATCACACTTTTAAAGCAAGATTTATTAACAATGGATAATTCTAATAAATTTGATGTAATTACATGCTTTTTATGGAATATGCCTTATTTACAATATAATAATGTAATGAATAAAATTAAAGAACTCTTAAATCCAGACGGATTAGTGTATATAGGTATTGTTGATGAAGTCTATAAATGCGATCCGCCCGGACCACATAGTGTAAATATTGTTGAATTATTAAAAAAACATTTTAATAATACAAGAATTTTAGATAAAAAAAGTATTCAATGGTTAATAGAAGCTAAAAATCCATGTTAATTAAATAAAATGATAACAATTTTTAGAGCAATAATAAAATTTACTTTGTTTTTTATAAAAATCGTGCTGTAGTTTATATTTTTTATTACAAACATGACATTTTATGTTTGTTAAATTATTGACTAAGTATATTATATCCTCATTTAAGAGGACAATTTTAAATTTATAATTCTTTGTTTTTAATTTTAAAAACATTACAAAAATAATAGTAATAATATATTTATATAATTTTTATAATGTATTTTATGTGGCAAATTTTTCTTCTATTTTTGTTATAAATAATTCTAAATTTGTTTTTAATAATGATGATGTTGAACATAATGCTTTTAATGTATTTCTTTTAGAACCTGACTTTTTATCATATATTAAATAATATTTATTGGCTTGTGATTCGTGTTTTCTAATACTAATATATTTTGGCAATAGTATTGAATTTTTATTATTTTGTAAAATATTAGAAACTTGTAGTTTTGTTTCATTATTTTCATTATTTTCATTATTTTCATTATTTTCATTATTTTCATTATTTTCATTATTTTCATTATTTTTCTTATAAACTTCATATTCTTCTTCAATAATTAATAACATTTTTTTAACTTCTTCTAATTTATCCAATATATTTATTTTATTTGATTTGGATGATACATATAATTTATTATGTATATTATGAGGGTGTTTTTCTATTTTAAAATATTCTCTATAGCATTTATTTTTTTGGTCATAACATTCTTTATAATAATTAACATAAATAGGTATACTGGATTGTTCTATATTAGTAGGTAATTTTACAGCATTATGCTTTCTTTCACGTTTACCTTCTTCTTTTGTTATTGTAATATTTGATAAATCATTCATTTATACTAAAATAATACATTAAAATATTACGGATTTTGTTAAATATAACCAAAATAAAATTCCTACTATTGCCTTAGTAGTTAAGTCTAACATATTGTATCCTATTAGTTTGGTTGCTTCATTTGTTTGATAAAATACTCCATATAATGACCATAAACCAACGTATAACCAAAAAATAAATTTAGATTGATATGTTACTTTCAAAGATGTCATAAAAAGTTTCCAAATAGTTCCAAATGTTAAAAAAAAGAATATAAAACCTATAAGATTTGCCAAAGTCCTATTTAGTAAACCTATTTCTCCACTATATCCAAAACCCAACATCAAAAGATTAAAAAATAAAACTAATAAAAATGGTCTAAACTTTACTTGTATTTTATTTTCATAACCCAATAACATAGAAAGTGCTAATAACATAAAAGGAGTAGTAATTACCCAATCAGAATAACGCATATTATTAATTTTTTCTAAAGGTAGGTCGTCAACCGAATTAATGTTTTCGTCTTTTACTAACTCATTTTTTGACTGAACATTCTTTTGTGTGTTATTTATTTGTTCTATAAATAATCCATAAAAATAACTGGCAATAACTGAAATACACGTTTCTAAATTCAAAATATGACGAACTTGTGGGATTGGACTTCGTAATGCTTCAATAAATGTAATTACAGAAGTAGTAATTAAAAAAATATATGTAATATAAAAACTATTTATTACTAAAGATGTATTCATATTAATGTATTTAGTATAGTATAGTATAATATAATAAAGTAATAAAGTAATAAAGTAATAAAGTAATAATTTTTTATTGAATAGCAATAAAATATTATTAAGAACTGAAAAATAACTAAGCAAAATTATTTAATTCGAGTAAGCTAAACCACCCATACCCGACATGATGCGGAGGACGTTGTAGTTGACAGCATAAACGCGGACTTTGGCAGTGCTTACACCTGAAACGGTGGCATTAGATAAAACTAATTGTAAAGTGGCATTGTCAATACGCGAGAAGTTGCATGTGCCAGATGGCTGGTGTTCTTCAGGTCTTAAGGCGAACGAGTAAACATTAATACCGGTGTCTGGAGCACGAGTGTGGTGCTGGAAAGGTTGGACTAAGTCGAAATATGTGCCTTCACGCTCAGAAAATCTGTCTTGGCCATTTAATTGTAATTTGGCAACAACAACTGGATTTTCACCCCAGCAGTGCATATCTAAAGCAGTTTCGGCTAAAACGAAAGTGCCGGCATCCGAAACACCTGAGTCAGATGTATTAGTAGTAGTCCAGCCAGTGCCGCTTACTGTGATGTCATTAGCAAATGGATCTTGGAACATTCCACTGGTATTAATGTATTTAGTATTACCTGTTCCCGATGACCGAGTTGCATCTTTGCCACCAAAAGCATGAACCGCATTTGGTAAAGCATCATAAGCATCTGTATAGTTAAAAGGTTGGGCACCTAATAATCTATTTAGATCCTGGTTGGCTGTTGTAGAAGCACAATAATCAACATTTGCGTCTGGTTGAACAACCCAGATTAACTCTTTGCAAGGATGATTTAAATTTAATTTAATTTTATTGGATGACGAACCAACCGATTCATCGCCGGTGAATTGTAATTGTTCAATTAAATATTCGTGTGGGTTTTGGGCCATACGTCTGCGCTCATCAGTATCTAAGAAAATGTAATCAACAAATAAAGACGCGGCAGCTAGCGATTGTTTGTATGCTTCGGTAACTTTTACGCCGGATCCATTAACGTTATTTACCGCCCATAAGCATTCTTCAATATTGCGAATGTCTAAATTGATTTTTACTTCGTGGTATTGTAAGGCAATTAAAGGTAAAGCTAAACCGGGATTGCGACAATACCAGAATTGTAATGGAACATATAAAGTTGTTTCTGGTAGAGCATTGCGTGGGGCACAAACTTGGCGAACACCATTGGCCGAGCAAGGACCATCAACATCCGAAAAATCTGGATCGCAAATATATGTTAATTGAGTAGTATTACCAATCATTTTATAGTAACCACGTTCTTGTTCTTTTGATAGAGTTAATTGGCACCAAATGTGCATCCAGTCACCATATTGACGGTCAATACGCTGGCCACCAATTTCAACTTCAACTTGCGAAATTAACTGCTCACCAGGGAAGTCTAACCATCTGGCATATACATCACTGCCAGAATTTTTTAAGCTTTGTCCGATTTCAGGAAGAGTAATCTGTAAATAGGTGCGGTAAGCTAAATCACCATTACGTGAAATAGTGCATGTTACACGGCGACCAAAATCAGCTTGACCATTGAAAGTTTGTTCAATTGATTCCATCGCAAAGTTGGTATGACGACGGTAAGTTACTTTCCAAAAGGTAATTTGAGGATTACCTGTTAAATAAACATCTTGAGCGCCATAGGCGACTAATTGCATTAATCCACCAGCCATTTTTTTATAATATTCCTAAAGAAAAAAATTTTTTGTAATTTAATTTAATTTAATTTAATTTAATTTAATTTAATTTAATTTAATTTAATTTAATTATTTAATTTAATTTAATTAAATAATTAAATTAAATTAAATAATTAAACAATATTATTATATAAATTTTTACTACATTAAAAATATAATCTCTAATCAATGAAAAAATTTAATACTATTAAAACAACATTGGATAGCAAACATAATGAAATAATAAAATCTTTTAAACACAATGAAGAAGTAGTTATTCCTAAATATTTAAAACAAATAGAAAAACTTGAATCAATTCTAAATAAATCCAAAAAAAAAATGGATTTATTAGATAATATTAATAAGTATAAGAACATTATAAAATCTCTCAAAGCTAAAGAAAAAAATTATTATTTAAATAATTCTAAATATATATTTGATTATTTTGAAAATAAAAAGAATATATCTACTAGTGATACGTTTGAGGATTCAGACAAAAATAACATAGTAAAACAATTTTTCTCATTAAATATTTCAGACGAAACAAATAACGCTAAAATAAAGGATGAAAATTTTATTAAAATAAACAATAATAATTTTATAGATAAATATTTTAACAATATTGATTCTAAATACTTAAACTATGATAAATTTATTTATCCATCAGATATTTGTAATGTATGTAACAGAGGAGAGATGGTTTATGTTGAAAGTGAGGGGATGTCAATATGCAGTAATTGTTCAAATAGTATTAAATATTTAATTGAAATAGATAAACCATCATATAAAGAACCTCCTAAAGAAGTATGTTTTTATGCTTATAAAAGAATAAATCATTTAAAAGAAATATTAGCGCAATTTCAAGCAAAAGAAAGCACAAATATACCTGATGAAGTATTTGAGAATATTAAAAATCAAATCAAAAAAGAACGTATAAGTCTTAATGAGTTAACAAATAAGAAAACCAAAGAAATACTGAAAAATCTAGGTTATAATAAATATTATGAACATATTCCATTTATAAAAGATAAATTAGGAATAAGACCTCCTATAATGAGTGCTGAACTTGAAGAAACATTATGTAATTTATTTATGGAATTACAAAAACCTTATTCCAAATATTGTCCTAAAGATAGAGTTAATTTTTTAAACTATTATTATACATTATATAAATTATGTGAATTGTTAAATGAACGCAGTTTTTTACCCTATTTTCCTATGTTAAAAGATCGTGAAAAACGTATAGAACAAGACCAAATATGGAAAAAAATATGTGAAGATTTAGGGTGGAAATTTATTCCTATACCTTAATTATTTAGCTTAATCATCAAACTCAAGTCCACTTAATAATCCGCTAAAAATATTAATTATGTCTAAATAATAATCTAAAGATGCTGTTATAAAGTCTCCATTATAATTACGTTGTAAAATATTGTTAGTATCATACATAATGTATAACGAAAATACCATCAATGATCCAATAACAAGTATTTTTTTTAATAACGAAGATTCAGCAATAAAAATTTGGACAATACTAATAATTACTAAAAAGAATAAAGCAATAAGCAAACCAAGACCAAATTTAAAACCTAATTTAATACCACTGGCAATTAATGCTAGTCCAAAAGCAAACATAGCAACAAAAATACTAGCTGTTCCTACTAAAGCACTTTTAATAATACCAGGATCTATTCCTGATTTTTTATATCCTAGAATTACACCAAAAGCAGTTGAAAAGAGAGAAAATAATATAAATTTTAACCATGGTGGCATAGTAATAAATGCCAAAATTAGAATTATGACAAACGCTGCTACATATGCTCCAATAAGTTTGCTATTGAATTTATTAGTTTCTTTATTTTTATCTTGTTCATCCTCTATTTTAACATTTTCACTTACATAATAAGTAATAGAAAGTTGAGATACTAAAGTTGCTAAAATTAGAGCAAAAAATACTCTTTTTTCACTTATTAATTTAAATAACTGCGACAAATTATTGTTTTTAAAAATAGGTTTTTTATTTTTAGCTGCTAAATTTGACTTGGTTGAATTCATATATTATTTTATAATATAATAAAATATATTATTATATTTTAATAATATATAATGCCTCACAAAAGAAAAGCATCTTCAGGAAATGGATCATCAAGTAAAAAAAAAAAAACTTTTAGAT